ATGAATTTACAGTGCCGTATATTTATCATGCAGATGGCATTCAAAACTTAAAGAACTTTGCAGGACAATGCTTAGGTCAATATCTTGATAACATGATTCAGCATAAATGGATCATTAAAAAAGAAGCGATTCCGCAAGAACAAGAATATCAAGAAGCAATTAAAGACGTTCAACATTCAAGAGCTGTTGTTGTTACTGCATATAATGACAACAATCCTGATCAACCAATCCCTGAACCTATTCGCGAAGTTGTTAACCCTCCTGCTCCACCGGAAGTGATGAATACGTTTACAGCTTGCGACAATATGTTGCAGATGGTGCTAGGTTCTTATGATGCAATGCTTGGAACAAATGAAAAAGACTTAAGTGGTATTGCTATTGTTGAAGCAGCTACTCAAAATAATGCTGTTGCATTCCCATATCTAAATGGTTATCTGCAAGCAGAGACACAGTGCGCAAATATCATTGCAGATTTGATACCAAAATATATTAATTCTCCGCAAGAGCTTCCAACCATTAACAAAGAAGGCGATCAGAATTTTGTGGGAATTAATGGAAAAAATGATGATGGTTCACGCCAACCTAAGCTTAATTATGGCGAGAAAGCATTAAGTGTTGAAATCACAGCGGGCGTAAATTATGCGATCGCTAAAGATAAAGCCCTGAACCAAATCTTCTCATTGATGCAAGCATCTCCTACTGCCGCTGAGTTTTTCTCAACTGAAGGTTTCCCAGTTATTTTAGATAACATGGATTTTCATGGTGCAGATATTGCTAAAGAAAAAGCCGAGCAATGGTTGGAGCAGAATAAAAATGCACCACAACAACCCAATCCAGAACAGTTAAAGATGCAAACCGAGATGATGAAGTTGCAACAGAAGAATGCTGAAATGCAAACTAAAGCGCAAATGCATCAATCTCAGCTTCAGATTGATATTTTAAAATTGCAACAAGATCAAGCTAAAGTGATGCGTGATTTAAGATTATCTGAAGACGAAAACAGACGTGAAGAAGAGCGTCATCGTATTGAGCATGTGGTTAAGCTTAAGGATTTACATTTAAAAGAAAAAGACATGAATCATAAACACACAATAGATCACCATAACTCTATTAGAGAATCGGTTAAGACACATCACGAGATAAATAAACCTGAAGAAATTGAAGAGGTGGAATAATGACTTACATTATCACATCAAAAACTAGACGATATAAAACAAGAAAATTACCCGAGCATTATTTAGAGCCAGGCGGCATCCAACGCGCTGAAGCAGATGGATACACCAAGCAAGAAATGTTCCAAGAAATAAACAGGCTTACAGATTCTGGCGTGACAGTCGATGAGAGACGCGATATTGTTGCATCATTCGTAGAGAGAAAAGAATAGGAGATTTTGAAATGGCAAGACCAGAAAAAAGCAAAGCACATCACGCAGCTAAAAAAGTAGCGCATCATATGGAAAAAGCAGCAAAGCATCATGCTAAAGCTGCTGAGCATCAAGAAATGGCAAAGAAACATGCTGAAATGATGAAACACGAAAAAGAAGAAAAAAAGATAATTGGTAAGTTAGCTAAGATGCATTCTAAGAAATCGCTTAAAAAAATGAAGTAGAGGTTTATATGGCAGCTAAAAAGTGGATTCAAAAAGCTATCAAGAAAAAAGGCGCTTTGCATAAAGAATTAGGCGTTCCGGAAGGAAAGAAAATCCCAGCTAAGAAGTTAGCTAAAGCTGCTAAATCTAAAAACCCTACTCTTAAGAAAAGAGCAGTATTAGCTGAGACATTAAAGAAGCTGAAAAAATAATATGTCGATTTTGCAACTTAACCCAATGCTTCCGGTAAGTTGCCCAAAAGGCAATGGTTACGCATTTGCGATGATCGATTACTCTCAAGAGCATGATATTCTTTTCGTGATAGCAATTGATGAAACGGGTGAGATTTGGACGTATAAGAATTCTTTGATTAGGTTTCAGAAAAATATATCTTTAGATAGAAGTAACTCATAGGAGATTTAAAATGGGAATTTTAGCAGATATTGAACTTGTATTAAGCGTAGCTAAAGAAATTGAAACATTCTTGAATACTTTGAGTAGCAATCCTAATGTCCCAGCTAACATTCAAGAAGACATTAAGAATGTAATTGGCAAAGCTCAGACAATCATGAATGTAATTCATGCAGTAGGTCTTTAAGTATCTATTGACCTTTTTGCATACTGTTCTATAATTTATTCAAATAGCTTAGGTTTAATTAACTAAATTTGTTAATTAACGATACTTAAGCGCCGAACTTAGCCTGCAAGAATAACAGGCCGAATATGCAAACGTCATTGCAACAGTTTTATACGGTGACTCCGACATAAGTCAGAAGAAGGATTTGTATGACTGAAAATGTAGCTTCTATTTCACCCGTGGAAGAAGTAATTCAACCACAGGAAGTCGCGGCACCGGAGACTAATGCTAATGAAGGTGAGCAAAAATATTCGCCTGAGATCGTAACTAAGATCGTCAAACGTGAACGCGAAAAAGCCTATGAAAAGGGCAAAAGAGAGGCAATGATGGAAATGCAACAACAGATGCAACAAGCTGGACCTGCAAATGAACCAGCACAAGCGGCGCAACCTGCTGTAGCGGCTCCTCAACAACCTCAAGTTGCTCATTCTATCGGTGGAATGCCGCAAATAACTCCTGACCAGATTCAGAAGATGATTGCGGAACATGCACCACAAGTATTTGGACAGTACGCACAGCAATTGAAGCAAAAGAATCTAGTAGATTCGTTTGTAAATAAGATGCAGGCCGCTGAAACTAAATACCCAGGTTTAGAAAAGAAGTTATCGGAGCTTGATTTCTCAACGCTTACTCCTGTTATTGGTGATATCAATGACATGGATAATGCAGGCGACATCATGAACGAGTTATTGGAAAACCCAATGAAGCTCGGTAATGTCGTAGCATTAGCTTACTCTCAACCACATCTTGCGAAGACGGCAATTAAAAGCTTGTCCGCTTCAATAAAGATGAATGAAGAAGCAAAAGCCGCTGAAAAATCATCACAAGATCCATTTAGTCAGCAAAGACCTTCATTAAATGCCGGAAAAGATGACGGTGATATGTCGGTTGCTGACTTTCAAGCGATGTTTAGAAAACGTCGTAAATAGTCTGATTACTACATAAAAGCACTGTCGCTTTTCCAATGAATTCTAATTTATTGGAGAGATTCTAATGACAGTGCCAAATAATATCTTACAAAAGGTACAAACCTATCAAAAAGCTGAGTTAGGATGGTTACTTAACTCTTATTGCTTGATTTCACAAACCAACAAGAAGTTCCAAGATTTCCAATCAAAAACCGCAAATTTGGGTGATACGGTTACTTATGATTTGCCCCCACGTTACATTACGTTCAATGGTTTGGTTATCACTCAACAACAATCACAACAACGCGTTCAACCATTAGTTTGCTCACAAGCATTCAACGTTGCTGCGGGTTATACAGATCAACAATTCTTGTTCAGCGCTAAAGATTATATGGAAAGATTTGGTGAAGCGGCTATTGACGAATTAGGTACAAAAGTTGAAGCTGATATCGCTAAGAACTTTATTTCTGGCGTTACCATTAACAACCCACAAGATCCTAACTTTGGTCAAATTCAAACAGATTCAGGCCCGTATCGTTTTTATGGCGACGGCGTAACCGCAATCAATTCATACGGTCAGCTTGCTAATGCAGTTGCAAACTTCCGTGACTTCGGCGCTGCAAAAAACAAAATGCGCGGCTTCTTACCTGTCACAGTTGTGCCAAACATTATTAACAGCGGTTTAAACCAATTTGCAATGAACCGTAACAATGAAGCGGCGAACTCATGGGAATTAGGGCCTTTCTCCGGCACAGAATGGTATGAATCAAACTTATTACCTATTCAAGTAGCTGGTGACATTGGTAACGCTGCATCTCCTAACAACGTTTGTACAGTTGTGTCAGTTAACGATCCAACAGGCGCTAACGTTACTCAGATTACTTTCACCGAACCAACAGGCGGCACAGACGCTAACGCTGTATTTGCTGGCGACATGTTCCAATTCGTTGATGGTATTTCCGGCAAACCAAACATGCGTTTCTTAACGTTCATTGGTCATGAACCAACTTCGCAACCAGTTCAATTCCGTGCAACTGCACAAGCTGGTACGACTGCTGGTACATTCACAGTTAACATTACTCCTG